ATAATATCAGTTACCGTAGTAGAAGCCATTAGTAGCTGATCCTTGTTACTCGTCGTTTATCAAGCTTTTCACTATCGTCCACTACCCCATCATCGTCCTCATCAGTCGAAAGGGTTACTAGTGCTAGCTCCTCTTGGGCGCGGGTGCGATACTCTTGATACTTTCTAAACCATCCATCCTCGGGATTATCGGAGAGGTTAAAGAAGATGTTGGATAGTGCCATGAAGGTTGCAGCCTGGCGGATCTCGTGAATATCGTGCAACTCCCATCTGGTGTAGTTATCTACGTTAGTAAATGAAACCCTTTTTATGTAGCCGGCCTTTCTGAGCCATTGTACTATTTCATTACGTGCCGCGACGTGGCTCATTATATGACTAGATTGACCTGAGGGAATTAGAGTACTATCGTTAACCTCAAAGAAGTGTTGCTGCATCATTATGTCATCTGAGAAAACTAGATTGATTCCCTGTATGGTAGTTGCTGTGTGATCGTCGGAAGGTCGAAGCCTAATGAAGAATTTATCCTCTCCATCTATTTCGGTGGTTTTCATGCCAGCTTTTTCCCAGGTAATAAAGCCACTGCGCGTGTAGCCCTTAGAGTCATCGTGGAAATCGTCAACTGCATTCCATAAGGTGCCATCAAAGACTTCAGCAGTGAAGGTATTGGCCTGAGTGTTTGCCGTAGTCAGCTCTACATACAACGCATTAAACGGCTTATGAAATCCAATATAGTGGTAGTCCTCAGTAGATGACAAGGAGAGGGTAAACGTATCACGAGCATAATCTTCGGCATCCTCAGTCTGATTCGTAAATACGGAATTATTGTCGTGCAGTACCGTCAAGCTATTTTTTGGATCGATCATAATAAGATTCCTATCAGTTTAAATACCTTTGGTCCATATACTACCAGGCCGGCACCCAAAGCAATTAGAGCTACATACCAAACCTTCTGTACCTTACTTTCAAGTAAGTTTGTGCGCTTAATATGATGAGCTAAATCCTTGGTATTTCTCTCCAGATTCCCAACCATCTTAGTTTGGTTTACTAGCATCTTAGTTTGATTATCTAAGCACTTCTCTAATTTCTCTTCTATGGTCGTCATGAGTGCTCCTTTATTTCGATTATGGCATACGCTGCCATATCATAGCTAGCTGTACAATTATTATGTAAACTTATAGCAAGTACTTTAACCCCATCTCCAGTACGCTCCCGTATTCCAGCAACGTCTTCTATTTTTAAATCGCGAGGCATTGGCCTATCATTTTGAATTACCCAAAGTATTTCCTCACCCCCGCCACCATAGTCCCATATAAGTTTACATCGCGCCTTGGAACTACCCGGGGCGGATCCATGGAAACTATACGGATCAATCACTTCACCATCAGCGGGAGTATAGGTATCGACTAATTCGTTTCCGTTTGAGGGGACTAGTGCTGATTTAAAGAGTTTGATAAAAGACATTCTTTAGCTTACCCTCCAAAACTCAATACGAGCGGTATCTATTAAGGCAACGTCAGCCGCGTTTTCTACGGCAAATTGTAAATCGAAGGTATGGACGGCATTGGTTAGTATTACATATGCGAACTTGCTTACAATGTAGTCTTGACTCGTTCCCGGATCTGCAGGCTCAGCTGTAAATGTGCCTACTATGGTTCCACTGTCTTGATCTATTTGTGCTAAAAAGTTTCTAGTTAAGTTATTATAATTCCAATTAAAACTTACTGCTACTCTATATGTACCCGCAGGAACTACAGGAGTCGTCAATATCAGCTTTGAAACGAAACTAGTGGAACTTGTGGTAGAATCTCCAAGCGAACTTTCCTCTTGAAACTCGGATCCAAATACCTGCGTGCCGACTAGATTCGCAAATGTTATTTTCTTTGTAGTTGCCGGGCCTGCGTCAATATCGACGATTGCTACCACATCATCATCGGCGGGAGTTACCGCTAATTCAGGTAGTTCTGTTATTTTTATATCTGCCATTAAATTGCTCCCTGTGCTAAAATCTTATCGCCGTTTTCCTGAACTAAAAAATCTCCACTCTCTGTTAGTAAAGGGAATTCACAATCACGCTTGACTATACTAAAGCTAATAGATGAGTTAAGATTAAAAACTAATTGAAACTGACATATGGTACCTAAAGAAAACTCTAATACAAATGCTCCGGACCCATTAACTGCAGCTTCTATGGTGTCAAAAGTCTCACCGTCGGTTAAACCTGAGGTCATAGCTAGGCTTAGTAAAGTGTTTAACGTTAATGAATTAACCGCACGTTGTGCAACCAGCTCATCTACGTCAAGTAAGTAAGTGTTATTTTCATTGTCTAATCTGTGTCCTAGTTTTGCCATTACTTTTTCTGTCCTCTTTCCGCGTCTACCTGGTCGACTAGGGACAGCTCAAACCAGCAATGCCACATATTTTTGGCAAAGGAAAAATCAAAGAAATGAAACTTCTTACCGAACTTATGATTAACAGCACGCATCAGGGCCTGAAGTTCGTCCTTCGAATTAGCCTCCAAGCTGGATGGTACATGTTTATTATTCATATATCCTCAGTAAAAAGCAGAGGAGCCCGAAGGCCCCCCTTAATGCAATTACGCACCTAGTAAATGAACTTGACGTTTTCCACCGTCTAGAACCTGTTGACCCATTCCCATTGCGAAAGCATACTCAGTCTTCTGTAGACCAAGCTGAGCTCGTCTAGTTTCAAAACGAACTTCTTGCTGAACTGCAATAGCAACGGCAGTTTTATGCCAGCACAATGCTTCGTTAGAGGCTAGTCCGTTATGAACCAAAACCCGAAAGCCAAACACTCGACCAATCTCTCCGTTAAGAAGAGCGTCACGAGAACCGTACTTATCGGCCTCAATGAAATTGGTAATGTTAAGCATCTCTTTTTCCTGGGCGGGAGGGATTGCCATAAAGCGATCCGCCTGGGGAACATTGGCCTCATTGAGTAACTGTCTTGCAACAGTAATAGACTCAAGAGTAATCGCAGTTCCAACACCAGAATTAACTCCACCATCGTCCAATGCACGCAAATGATCGGGCGCAGAGGTAGAGGGTAAACGAAGCTGGACGATAATCTGGTCATCTAGGTAGTTACCATACTCACGTCCTGCAGACTTAGCAAGTTCGGCCTCAAGATTGATAACCGTTTGGGTGCTAATTCGATCAGGGATCTCATAGGGGATAGATGTCCAGTCGTCTAGGGTGATGGTATCTGCCGCAAATGTCACAGTTTGAGATGCAGTCTGAGTAGTACCATCGGCATTCTGAGCTGCAGGCCCAGAAAAGGCAGTAGAAAAACGGGGAACGTCAATAGTCTTCGCACCCTTAACTGCCATAGAACTAAAGTCCTCAACGGTCGGACGCAACATAGCGTTACGTAGTAACTGTTCTTGGACGATGGAACTTATGACATCATCTTCGGTTGCTCCAGTTTCACTGCTAGTAAAAGTGGCCATAATTTAAACTCCTTATTTTAATCTGTCCTGGCGTTTTTTCATAAGGAACGCTTCTTTTTGTTCCATACTCCAATTGCTAGGATCGTTAGGATTCTTACCAGTATGAACAGTAGAGTCCACGGGTGGAGCAAAGGAGGTAATATTGTTTTGTTGTGATTGCGGGATTAGCACAGAATGCTTCTCTCTGAAATCATTGGCAACAACACTAAGGGTATCGGGATCAACCGAACCGTCCTCTTTAAACTCAATGGAATTGATATCGGCATGGACTAAGTATTCGTCACGGACGTTTCCTAACTCACTCTTTAGGGCACTCATCTTTACAGATCTTGAATAAGCTAGTTCTTTGCTTTGCCGTTCTCGTCTTTCCTTCTCCGTTTCTTCTTTTTGCTTCTCGTAAAGTTCCTTCCACTGCTCCTTCTCGGCCATGCCCTGCTCTTCAATAGCTTTAAGCTTGGCTTCATATTCGGTCTGGGCGGCTTCGGCGTCTTTCATACGAGACTTGTACTTGTGCATATCACGAGTCACTTCCTCATACGCTTTACGTCCAACAAACTGTTCCTTATTTTCCTCCTGTTTACTTTCAGGCGGGGTTTGACCTTCTTCGATACTTTCGACTTTCGGGTCTGACATTTTACTCTCCTTAGGTAACTACCTAGTTATAATTTCTTAGCGATAAATCTCGCCACTATGTTCTCAACTTCTTGGGCTTCCTTATTCGAAAGGTTCAGCCACTTGAAACCTATTTTTTCATTTGATTCAACTTTGATCTCGTCGTTACTAGATGCTATAATTTCAACCGTATTCTTACTTATGTTACTTTCCAAATTCCGAAGGGTATCGCCAGAGCTGGTAAAGTTAGACTTATTGGGCGCAGTAGTAGAGGCTAACCTCCCCTGGCTACCGAGGCGTTTACGATTACTTCGGGTCCGCTTCTTATGTGCTTTAAGTGTTGACTTCTTACCTTCAGGAACGTCTACGCCGAATCCAGCGCGAGTACGAGTACGTATGTTGATAAGACTCCTAAGTGCTATCTCTTTAAGCATAGCTTTATTTCTTTCTAAGTCCTTAAGCGGTTTTAATACTTGCTTACGAATGGAGTCTGCAATACTATCTGCCATCGAATCCTCGTACTAGTGGTCTTGCAATACTTGGTGAAACGTTTGCGTTAATCGGCTCAATTATAGGGAAGCCCGAAAGGATCCCACGTAAGTCTTTATCTGTGATACCTAATAATTCTCTTCCGTTCTCTTTACTAAACTCTGCCTTATCATTTGCCGACTCCTGATCGAACCCAATCTTAACGAAGCCCGACCCAGTACTAATCACAGATAAGGACCCAAGCATTTCTCCCGTCAAGCGGAGGTTAACCTGTCCCTGATCTTTAGCTCCCTTGGCAAATTCCAAACTATCTGCATACTCTTTTGAATACCTCTTAAAGGGTCTGTTAAACTTATCTAGTCCTGCATTGGTTCTGTTCACAATGAAGTTTACAATCGTCTGCCCAATGATCCGCCGGGTCTCGGAGTCGTACTTCTTTGATACAATAACTAAAAAACTTTGCTCTGCCATTACTTTCTAGGCTTCCTTGGTTTACGGGGTTTACGTGGCAAATGTTTAGGCACCCGGACCTCCGGTATCTCCATCCGGAGTACTGTGTGTATGTCCCGGGCCCCCTGGAGCTTGACCTGTACGTCCTCCGTCAGGAAGAGTGTGATCGTGCTGTTCACCGGTTTGTGATTCAGTGGTGCCAGTCTTACGGCCATCGGGTAGGGAATGAGAATGTCCACTACGTTGGGCTTGATTTTGGACTGGTTTTTCCAAGGGATCTACAGCCCCGGGGGCGTCCCCCATCATGAATGTCATGTTTTGTTCGCGTTCAGCATCTAAGGAGGCAATCCATTCCTCAACTTCAGCGTCGGTAAAGTCTGGGTTGATGATCTTAATCGCTTGCTCACGGCTTGCTAGTTTAGCCTCTCTTAATAATTTAACACGTTCAATCTTTTGCTTGGCACTTTCTAGCGGTTTAACTGGATCAAAGGATATGGAAAAGCTTGAAGCAAATGAATCGGTAAACTTGGCTACTCCTGGAAGGTTGCCACCCTTTACTGAAGCATTGTGAAGTTTAGCGTACCAGTCCCAGAGCTGTCTTTCTAGATCTTTAAAGAACTCAATCTGCTTTGCCCCGGCTTCGCTGGTATCTCCTTGGTCCATCATCTTGGCAACGCCAGAGGCTTCGCGCCCAGGCATCATCGATCCCAGTCCTGTGGTCTTAATTCCAATACTAGAAAAGTAGGCACTTAGTTCAAACTCGATGAGCTGCAAGACCTTTTCAATATCTACCTGGGGGTTCACTGATCCCATCTCTGGGTCACCCTGTCCTTCTTGTGTGTCACCAAGGTTAACAATCGCATCGGGATGTACTTCAGCCCCTGAAATATCGGCGTTACGTGTCCATAGAATCGAGTGACTTTGGAACTGGGCTGCGTAGTTAAGATCTGTAAGTAGCTTAGGGATTAGAATTGATATGTCAAACCCGGGCTGATTAGGAAAGGGCACTAGTTGAAAGCGGGACTTGTTTAAATAGAAAAACGGAATAATACCAAACGGGTTCTTACCATTGGCGGCTCCGGCTTCAGCCATTTTCTTATCTTGCACGGTACCTGTGTCATCTATGATCAAAAAACTGTCATCACTATAGAGTGCAAATATGTCTACCAGATGGATTTTCTCATCGTCGGTATTGACCTCGCCCTTATCGCTTGTGTATTCACGTTGCTTTATGATCCGTTGCTCGCTACCTAGAAGCTTAATGGCAACTGTCATCTTACTAGGGTTCTTTTTATCATCGGAGAAGGGTAAGAACTGGTGGCCTGTGAGCACGCGCATTCGGGGCTTGCCATCTTCGATAAAGGGTTCAATTGCTCCCATGTGCTGGAGGTTAAGGATAATGTTACTATTGCACATAACACCATTAAAGGCAGACTCCCTAACTACGTCTTCAAGAAGCTTCTGGTCCTGAGCGTTAGCAGTCTTTCGAATTGGTCTAGTATTATATACCACGCTGAGTTTGTCGGTACCCTTCTTTAAAATGTTTAGGGAAGGAATACGCTTAGATGCTCGATTAAATGCTGCGGTACTTACCATCTCGGCCCTAAGGCTGTCTTCAATCTCCTGCCTAATCTGACCCTCATACATATTGTACAAGCGGAGGTTAAACTGCAGATGATCACGGTGACGCTCAATATGATTCACGATCTCAGGTACTAGTTCTAGTAGTGGTTTACTGGTTGGCATAAAAACCCTTTAGTAGTACGTTACTGAAGCTTGACGGCTTCGCTTTTTTTAGAGGATTGAGATACCATCCCACGTAACCTAAACAGTCAGAACTGTGACTGAGCATATCATTCTTATTATCATGTACTAGTTGTTCTA